CTGCCGATGGAGAAGCAGGCCGACTTCCTGTTGCTCAACCCGGACATCGCGCAGTACCTCGCCAATGCGTCGAGTGACGATCAGCGCTACCGGTTCGCGGTGCTGAACGGGCTGCGGGCGATCCCGAAGGACGAGCCGTGGCTGCGGCGGGTCTATCAGGAGAAGTACCCGGACGTGTTCGATCCGGTGAAGACGGGCGAGTACCGGCAGCGCAAGACGTACGCGAAGCTGGCTGAGCACCCGGAGTTGGCGGAGGACTACGAGAAGTACTTCAACGCCGTCTACGCGACGTACGCGGAGTCGCTCAAGCACCATGGCGTGAAGCCGCGGGTGGAGTTGAAGCGTCAGACGCCCAAGAGTCGGCGTCGGGATGACGAGGGTCGTCCCGCTGTATGGACGAGTGCCCGGTGAGGTGAGATAGTCCGCTCGACGGGCTCGACCCGTCGCGAATAGCGTCCATGCATTCGACAGTCGAAGCCGCTTCCCGGCGTGCGGTCTGGGAGCGGCTTCGCTGTTTGTCGGGGAGACAGGAAGCCACTTGGCTACCGACTGGATCTCGGCTCGGGTCCTCGCTATGGCGAAACTCGCACGTCGGCTCCTGTCCGGCCCCTCTCGGAGGGAGATCCTGTGAGTCTCGACAGCACGGAGTTCGACGGGCCCGACATCGGGTACGAGGAAGAGCCAGCGGCGGAAGAGCCGGGAAGTGAGCAGACGCTAGTCGTCTGAGGACGCTCCCCCGGAGCCTGAGGCTCCCGCTCCTCGTCCTGACGCAGGGACCAACAAGCGGATCAACGACCTCATGAGCCAAGCGCAGAGGGCGCAGGCTCGGGCAGCGAAGGCGGAAGCGCAGCTGCTGGAGGCCGTTCGGTCTGGCGAGAGGGGTCGGTCTTCCAGCCCAACGGCGGGGATGCCGATCGAAGTGCAGGCGTGGCTGCAGTCGGTCAGGGATGATCACGCGGGTCGGATCTTTGAGTCCGATCCCCGGTTCGGCTCCTACGGCTTCACGTCGGCCGATCTCGTGGGCGAGACGCCGGAAGAGATCCGGTCGTCAGCTGATCGTGTGAAGCGGCTGATTGACCGCGTTGAGGGTCGCGCCCGGAGTGAGGTGCGGCGGGAGTTGGGCATGACCCCCGACATCGGAGGGGAACGCCGACAGCCCAAGGTCAACGTGGAAGACATGCCCACGGACGAGTTCCTGCGTTTCCTGACCGCCCGCAAGGCCGCGTTCTAGGTTCGCGGGGACCACGCTAGGACGAGGGATGGCACTTCAGACCACTACCAGCGTCGGCCTGACCGACGAGATGAAGACGTTCTACGACCGCGTGCTGCTGGAGCGCACGGTCCCGAAGCTCCTCCACGCCAAGTTCGGGCAGCCCAAGCGCATCCCGGCTCATGGCGGGCGGATCATTGAGTGGCGCAAGTTCGACGGTCTGGCGACCGCGACCTCGCCGCTTACTGAAGGCCAGCTGTTCACGAACCTCAAGGACCTGACGGTCACCGCCATTACGGGCACGGTTGCCCAGTACGGCGATGCGGTCGGGTTCTCGGACCTCGTGAGCACCACGACGATCGACGCGCTCCTGACGGAGACGACGGAGATCCTCGCGGAGCAGGCCGCAGAGACGATGGACGAACTGTGCCGTGACGTGCTCGTGGCCGGGACGACCGTCATGTACGCCTCGACCAACCTTGCCCGGAACACCATCACCGCGGCCCACGTGATGACGCCCGCCGAAGTGCGGCGCATCCGGCTGCAGATGGTGCTCAACCGGGCGCGGCCCATCGATGGCGCCTATCAGCTGCTCACGCATCCGCGAGTGCTGGACGACCTGATCAACTCCACCGAGTGGCGCGACGCCCAGAACTACCACCGGACCGGTCGGATCTTCGACGGGTCGATCGGTGAGATGTATGGCGTCCGCTTCTGGGAGACGGACAAGTCGAAGGTGTTCGCGGACTCCGGGGCGGGCTCGACGGTCGATGTCTATACGGCGCTCTGCTTCGGGCAGGACGCGTTCGGCATCGTGAACCTCGCGGGTCACAACCTGCAGACCGTGTTCAAGCCTCTTGGCTCGGCCGGTACCGCGGACCCGCTCGACCAGCAGCAGACGATGGGCTGGAAGGTGACCTTCGGGGTCAAGATCCTCCAGCAGCTGTTCATGCTCCGCTGGGAGGGCGCGACCTCCTCTGGCAGCAACACGTAGCCGCGGGAGACTGACTGATGGCTACGGGACAGACAGTTACCGCGTCGCCTTCGGGCGTCGTGGGGCTGCAGGCGCAGACTCTGCGTTTCGTGGAAGCCGGTGCCGCGACCTACACCGGCTCGTTCAGGCTGCCGCTCGATGCGATCCTCGTGGATCTGATCGTGGTGGCGGATGCTCTTTGGGCGGCGGCGACTTCGGCCTCGTTGATCGTCGGCGATGCCGATGACGACGACGGCTTCATCGCCGCGACGAACCTGAAGGCGACGGACCTGCTGGCGAACGAGTCGCTCAGCATCGGTTCGACGACGACGCTGGGTGGCGTTCCGGGTGCTTACCTGACGGTCGGGACCTCGACGCACACGACCCATCGGGCGGCGTCGGAGTTGGGAGCCGCTGCGGTGGCTGGTGCCGGGACCGGGATCATCACTGCGAAGATCGTGTCGGTCGGAGCTGGTACGACGGGGCGCACGCGCGTCATCGTGATCTATTCGACCGGTGCGGCCACGAACGTCACGGCGGTCTAGTCTTGCGTTCGGGGCGGGCCCGCCATGAGCCCGCCCCGACCGCATTGGAGGGCAACGTGCTAGGTGACTGACGAGATCATCGGCTCCCCCCCGGCTGTCCCTCGGGACGACGTCGAGCGTGCGGAGCATCGTTCCACGCAGGACCGGATGCGGGATCACTTCCGCAAGCAGAAGCGGGTCATGATCCGCATCCCCAAGGAAGCTGGGGAGACGTCGGTCCAGATCAACGGGTATGGCTTCCAGATCCAGCCCGGTGTCAAAGTCGAGGTGCCGCAGCAGGTTGCTGATGTCCTCGAAGAGGCGGGGATCATCTGATGGCTGTGACCGCGTCGGAGCGTGCAACCAAGCGCAAGGAGCGCCGTGCGGCGAACGTCGCCTCCGGCAAGATCACTGCGGAGCAGGCTGCCAAGCGTGATGCGCGTGACGCGAAGCGTGCGGAGGCGCAGGGCGCGGTCAGGAGTCGGATCAAGTCGTTGACGGGTGGTGGCGCGTACAAGGACATCGCTGAGAAGGTCGTGGACGCTGTCTCGAAGTTCAGCGCGGGGCGAGGCGGGAAGATCCAGCCGATCAACAAGCAGCCTGCGTCGGGCATGACCTACGGCGGTGGCTACCTCAACGACATTACCGAGTCGGACAGCTGGGGCACGATTGAGAACGCGGCGGCGCAGCGTCAGTACGACGACGAGTATGCGGCGGCTGAGGATGGGTCGCAGGTCCCCCGGAGTTACTACGACTCGCCGTCGTCGAACGCGGTGGCTCGTAACGCGGCGGACAACAACGCGAACATCAACCCGATGACGGGCCAGTACTACAGCGACTCGAAGTACCTTGTGCGGGAGCTTGGCGACGCTCCGACGACCGGTTCGTCCGGTAGCTACACGCCGACGACCAAGCAGAGCCCGAAGAACAAGGTCACGACTCCGGGGGAGTTGACCGACTCGGACATCCAGCAGCTGAACAAGTACCAGATCTCGCTGGAGAACAAGGCTAAGAAGTCCGGCCTGACTGCCGCGGAGTCGGCCAAGCTGGAGGACTACTACCGGCGCGAGGAGCACTACCGCGAGCGCGGTGGTTACGAGGCTGAGCCCGCGGGAGAGGGCGACAAGAAGGCCCCGGCTCCGGCTTCGACTGGCTGGATCAACGCCGGGACCGGGAAGTCGGGTCTTGGTGCGCCTCCCGCCGCTGCGTCGGCCAAGCCGAAGGCCGGGACGCCGACCTCGATCACGGCTCCGAAGGGCAAGGGTGGGGCTGCTCCTGCTGCTGCGTCGAGCACGACAGCAGCGCAGCGGGCGCTCCTGAACAGGGCGGGGAATACGTCCACTTCTGCGAAGCCCGGTGGTCAGGTTTCGAGCAGGGGCAGTGTTCCCGCGAAGAAGGTGGACTCGCCTGCCGTGAAGGCGGCGAAGAGCCTGCACACGGCGCAGCGCTGGGACAAGGGCAAGGAGGCGGCGCAGGTCGCTGCGACGCTGAAGAAGTACCCGGGTGGTGAGATCGCGCGGGTGGCTGCGGCGGAGAAGAAGGCGGGCAAGGCGCCGGTTGCCTCCGGCTACAAGGCCAAGACGACGACCACTACGTCGGGCGGTGGCTCTGGCGTGAAGGTGTCGGGGACGGCGGGTGCGGGGAAGAACGCGACGAACACGAACACGGCCGTGAAGCCCAAGGCCGTGTACGTTCAGCCGCGCATGGACCCGGGCGATCCGGCCCGGAAGCCTGCGACCACGACGACCAAGGCGTCTGGTGGGCGCTCCATTGGTGGCTCGTACGCGACGACGAAGCCGAGTGCGAAGCTGACAGGCGCGTCTGCGTCGAAGGTGTATGGCACCGGGCAGACGGTCGCCAATGCGAACCGCTCGAAGGCGAAGGTGGCGCAGACTCCTGCTCCGCGGACGGTGGTTGACCCGTCGGGTCGTCGCCCTGCTGCGACGGCTCCGCGCGTGGTTGGTGGTACGAAGGTCTACGGGACCTCTGCGTCGAAGACCTACAGCCCGGGCAAGACGGTTGCGGCGGCGAACGCGGCGAAGATCCCGTCCGCGAAGACGGCGATCCCGAAGGTCACTGTCGATCCGTCGGGCAGGCTCGTTGCCCCGAAGAAGAAGAAGTGACGACGCAGGCGGATCTCGTGCAGGTGATGCGCGACCTGCTGGACGATCAGGACGATCGCACTGTGGATCTTGCCCGCAAGGGCAGGCTCCTCAACATGGGCCTGTCCGCGATGTTCCCCAAGATCTATTTCTACCAGCGGGACGACTCGCTGGTGCTTGAGGAGGCGACGTACGAGTACGCGCTCCCGGCTGGGTTCCTAGTGGTCCCGGATGCTGGCGGTCCAGATCGAGTACGGGTCCACTGAGGGCGAGTACTTCGAGTCGTATAACCACCAGATCCTTCCCGGCGCAGCACCCATCCTGCGCTTTCCGGGCAATCAACTCCCTGCCCCCGCGGGAGCGCGTGTCCGGCTGAGCGCGACGATCCCCCTGACCCTGTTCGTGGTTGGCGAGCAGGGTCAGGGGGATGTCTACACGGGACCGACGGGCACTGATCAGATCCCGGTGATGTATGCGATGGGCATCTGGACAGCTACGCGGCTGGATAGCCGGATGACGACGGAAACGTATAGCACGACGCAGAGCCTGAACGGGGTGGATGTGCTCGATCACATGAGCGCCAGCCAGTTCTGGATGGGCCAGTTCGAGTTGCTGCTGGACCGGCTCTCGATGCCAACTCCGCCGATGCCG